CCTGAAGTCGTTAGCTCTATTGAAGCTTTAACATCAGATAAATTTGTCCCCATAATTTTATCTCCTTAAAAAGTGCTCCCGAAGGAGCACTTTAATTATTAGTTATTATGCCCAAACACCTTGGATGTCTACAACAGCCCACCAATTACCTGTTTTATCCCCAGCAATTTTAACATAGTCGCCTACTTTAGACGTTGCTTTAGTATTTGTTAAAGTGATTTGGTTAACCACTCCTTTGTAAATAATATACTCGCCTGCTGCGCCAGTTACTACTATTCCATTAGTACCATCTTGACCTGTATTTACAAATGTAAATAAAGAGCCATCATTATCTGCAACTGTTGGCAGTGTAAAAGTGATGCTATCAGATGGTGATACTAAAGTTGTACCACTATCCCCAATTAATACTGAGTAAGCTGATGTTTTTTTTGTTAGATTATATCCAGATAAACCTGCTTCGTTAAATTTTCCTTGCAGAACTGGTCCTCTAAATAGAGTTGTTGCCATGATATATTCTCCTAGTTTGTATGAATAGAGTCTCTAGGCCGTTACGCGCTATACTCACGTCGCTATTCAAAGTTATTAATTTATGTATAGTGATTTATTTATATCTGAAATTTGTAAAGAGTGCAAGAGATCCTATAGGAAATATACGATTTCGGCGATGTGGCGTTTAATTAAGTTGCCACAGAAACTTGGGGG